AATCCTAGGGTGTACGTTAGGACTCCAGATTCTTAACTGTTATCCTATCAGTTATAAAATCTAATAGACTCAACAGATTGCTAAAACTATTTGAGCGAATACTTAAAGAGAATCCCCGAGTCCTTTCAAAATCTAGGATCGGTCTCGTTTTGTTCACCTTTTGTTCTCGTTTTGTTCGACCCGTGCGAGATCCATCGGGGGGTATAGGGGTCTTTACTATGTAACTCTACACGGAAGGGGTGTTTTAGGTGTTAACCACTTTGTTTTTGTATACAGGGAGGGGCTACTTGTATCTGCGTAAATAGGAATAACAACATGTAGTGTGTCAAATTATTAGCTTGACTCCTTTGCGAATCAGCCTATAACTAGTGTAACACTCCTTAGTTAAAACGTTATGTAAAACATTTTTTTAAAGTCTTAACACAAACGTCTTAACTAACTAAAAAAAGTTACAGCAAAGTGCATTTTTCTCTTGCAAAGGCTTTTTTGTTATGGCATGATTCGTTTTACCTCCTCCAGTGTAGCTTTAACGAGCTACAACTTCCCGGGCGCAGGAGGCGAGTAGTGAACACATAAGTAGCTGCCACTCTTGCGCCCTCCCCTTCCAGGAAAGATATAGTGTGCAAACAGAACACGTACAACATGATGAAATAACTTTAGAGCATTTAATGTCTATCTCCACAGGTAGCATTAAAACGTTTGATAATTGGTTAAGTGAAGAAGACCATCACAAAGTTTTGCAATATACTGACCACGATGGGCAACAAAAAACTTTGTATGGCTTATCATTTGATAAATACGGTGAGAGTGAATTTGATGAAAACACACCTAACTCAGGATTGGCTCACATTATTTCTCCGAATCACCCTATATACACTACGATAGCAAGTAAGGTTAAAAAGCACACAGACTCTACTATATATGATATGTCTATAAATTGTATTCCGATGGGGGAACTTCCTTTTTGGCATCCAGATATACCTGTTCAAGCTTTACCACCTAGCGAAAAAGCCTTTACGTTTTTGTATTACCCTCATAAAGAGTGGGATGTTAATGAGGGAGGTGAAACACATTTTGTAATTGACAAAGTATGTTATGCTTTACCACCTCTACCAAATAGAATGGTTATGTTTGACTCTCGTATAGTACATAGAGCCACTCCATTTAGAAACAGAACTAGGTTTAGTGTAGCAATAAAAGTTGCTACAAATAACGACTACAGAATAACCCCAGAAAAAAGCTATGTTCCTAAAAACAAATAAAGATGATACAAATAGTAGATAACTTCTTGAGTAATCAAGATGCAATACAACTACACAGCCACGCTTTATCTGCTCCGTATTATCGTCTTCAATCTTCTGATCATAGTAACAGAGACAGCCTACGCTTTGTTCATCATTTTGATGTAGAACTTTTTGATAAAACACCCGTGATGGACGTTGTTCGTAAACACGTTCCCGGGAATACTCTTCTTTCTGCGTATATTAACGCTTCTGATTTTAACACAACAACGCTTTGTCACACGGATGGGGATACGGATAACGAGACAACCATAATAGCGTATCTAAATTCGTATTGGCAGGTAGACTACCAAGGTTCAACAATGTTTTTTGGGGGGTTCGGAGATGATGAGGTAATTAAAACAATATTTCCTAAACCTAGACGGGCGGTGATATTTAACTCTAGCATACCTCACTTAGCAGGTATTCCATCAGCAGACGCTCCCGTGAGATATACATTAGCCATAAAGCTAACAAAAAAAGAAGATGAAAAACAAAAAGCAGAAGCTTTACGCATCAGATAGGGTATTAGAGGATTTTTATGACACTATTGCGGAAAATAACCCCAATAAGATACACAAAGTCCACATTCCTAAATCTGACGTATTTTATGTCCGAAAAGCCATCGAAACAAACACGGGTATTACCTATTCTTTGGATCATGTGGAACGAGCTATGTTTCTAGAGGGGCATTTAAGAAGGGATGAAGTGTTAGATCCCGACAGACCAAGGGGGTATTGTAAATATGACACAAAAAAAGTTTCAAAAACACAGTGAATACGAGGACTACGATATGGACGGTGACGGAATCGTGACAGATGAAGAACTTGCACACGCAAAAGAGATAAATAAGGCCGAGGCCGAGCTGCGAAAACAAAAAGCGCAGCGTAGAATGGCTACAGGTACGTTAATTGGCATGGGCTTGTTCACAGGAGGCATGTTTTTTATGCCAATCGAGCATATTGAGGCACTTTCTGACATTTCTAACTTGTTTTACATTTCTGGTGCAGGTATAGTTGGCGCATATATGGGAACTTCAGCATGGATGTCAAACAGGAGTAAATAGTATGGCAGATTTAACGATAGATAAACAAGGAAAAACCTTAACTATAGACAAAACTACACACGAGATTGAAAAACTTGAGGCAAAACAGCGTTATTTGGTTACACAACTGCGAGATTTAGAAAGTAAGATCGCTGCAGCTAAAATGCACACCGATCAGTTGCAAATGTCGAAGGTAACTTGTGCTAATTTGTTAATAGATAGTTTTAAGGAGAGCGAATAATGCTTTCTGCACATGATGATCACTTTTATTATTGGGCTAATGAAATTCCTGATTATATTTGCGACCACATAATAAAAATAGGTACAGATCACGAAACTTTTGAAGCACGAACATTGGGAGGTAGCGAGGATTCTACAGAGCAAGAAAAATTAAACAAAAAAGTTCGTAACAGTTCTGTCGCTTGGATCAACAATAGGTGGATAGTAGGTATGGTATACTCCTATGTTAGAATGGCAAACGGGGAAATGTTTAACTACCACATAAAGTCAGCACAAGAATTTTCTCACATTCAATTTACAACATACGACAAGGATGGTCACTACGATTGGCATCAGGACAATGGCTCAAAATCAGACGGTAGACTTGAGATGTATCGAAAGTTAAGTGTTATTGTGCAACTTTCTGATAAAAAAAGTTATAACGGTGGCGCATTTGAAATAAAAAGCGTAACGGGCGAACCTTTAAATGTTCCAGAAAATGCTTTAAACAGAGGTTCGGTTATTGTGTTTCCTTCTTATCTAGAACACAGAGTAGCTCCTGTTACTTCAGGGGTACGGCACTCTTTAGTTTCTTGGTATCATGGAGATCCGTTTAAATAGAAAGGATAAACAATGTTTAATTTAGTAGGACCATTATTTTCTTCCGTTGGAAGTTTAGCTTCAACATGGTTAGATGGCAAAGTAGCTGCAAATAAAGCGGAAGCTACCATCAGGATGAAAGAAGCAACAGGCGATATTGATTGGGATCTAGCCGCTATCAGGGCAACACAAGGATCGTGGAAAGACGAATATATACTTATATTATTCAGTATTCCACTCATACTGTCCTTCTGTGGGGAATGGGGTAGGGTAATAGTGGCAGATGGTTTCATGGCTTTGTCGGGTATGCCTGATTGGTATCAATACAGTCTTGGAGGTATTGTGGCCGCTTCACTAGGAACGAAAGGTTTAGCAAAGTTCTACGGACCTAACAAAAAGAAAAAATAGTTTGACAAATGGAAACGTTTGAATACAACTATGTAAATGGAGCATGGTAAGTTTTTACTACAGTTCATTGGAAAAGCTCCGATAGAACTAATAAAGTTTACCGCCAATTACATAGGCGAAAGACGAATACCACTATCAAGATTTAATAGTAAAAGGAAATATCGTAATGGCTTATACACTATCGGGCAGATCACTAGAAAAACTAGAAGGCGTAAAACCTGAATTAGTTAAGGTTGTTAAACGGGCCATTGAACTGACAAAAATCGACTTTGGCGTGATTTATGGCCTACGTTCCGAAGAAGAGCAGCAGAAGTTGTTTGACGCAGGCAAATCGCAGACCATGAAATCCAAACACCTAACGGGTGACGCAGTGGATTTAATGGCATACGTAGACGGAAAAGCAAGTTGGGAACTCAACCTGTATGATGATTTAGCTGACGCTATGAAGTGGGCAGCCACCGAAGAAGGTGTAGTCATTAGGTGGGGCGCAGCGTGGACAATACCTGACATATCTACTTGGGAAGGTACGATGGAAGAAGCTATGATGTCTTACATTGATACTAGGCGTTCAGAATCACGTAGACCCTTCATAGACGGACCTCATTTCGAACTTAACTAGCTTTAATGATAAACTTTCCATCGACAGTGGTAGATAACTATCTGCCAGAGCCTGACAACTTTTTAGAATTAGCCTCTTCTCCTTTGATAAAATGGTTTGCAGATCCAAAGGGTAGATGGCCAGGAGAAAGATCACAACGCATAAATGAAGTAGATGAACTTCTGTTTAAGAATATTATGCAAAATTTCTTGCTTTTGTTTTACAATGAAGAAGAATCACATCATGTTGAATACGCTGCCGTCATGTTTTTTCAAAAAATAAAACCTAAATATGATAAAGGTTGGATACACTCTGATTACCCAAGTATAATAACAATTATAATTTACCTGACAAAAAACGCAAACCTTAACACAGGAACAGCACTATACACTCCAAAAAATTTACAAATCTCTAGTGGTCAACACGAAGAATTTAAACGAAGTCTTTACACAGGGCAAGCAAGTGGGGATCAGGTAAAAGATAATATGGAAAAAAACAATAGTCACTTTACCCAAAATCTTTTTGTTGGGAATGTGTACAACAGAATGTTTAGTTTCGATAGTCAAATATATCACGGGGCGCAAGATTTGACAGATAGTACAGACCGATTAACGTTAATAACGTTTGTTACTAAACTAAAAGCACCTTGTACTGCGATAAGTAGATCAGCGAGGTTGCCTGTGTATATGGAGGTAAAAGATTAAAATGGTAAGTAAAGCACACAGAGGTATGATGCACGTTCCTCGTAGAGGAAAAGGCGGTGGTAGAACAAGACCTCCAAGACCTCCTGTACGGAGGATGGTTACAAGGGTAGATCCTGTTACAGGTAGAATAACGGGAGGAGTACGTAGAATAGAGCCTAGAAGACCACCTAGAACACATGGCGATCCTATGCCTACACGTAGATTTCCAAAGGAAGAGCAACAAGTTGCACAAGCAGTTCGAAATCCAAAAGAAATAATGCAACTGCCTACTAATCAACAAACTACTAGATCTCAACTTGAGAAATTTATGAAAGAAAATATGGCCAATGTTGCTAACTTTAATGCTGCTCAAGCTAGAAATCGTCAAATTACCCCACGACAACGGCAAGCAAGTTTGGAGGGCCGTAGAAGACGCAGAGATATACGCAACTCTATTTCACGCAACTTTAGGAATAGAGGTCCTAGATGACAAAAGGTTCTATGAAAGGTCACACCATTGGTGGTGGTCACAAGCGTCCTACAAAAAGTGGCGCAGGAATGACTGCAAAAGGTGTAGCTAAATATCGTAGAGACAATCCAGGAAGTAAGTTAAAGACTGCAGTTACAGGTAAAGTAAAACAAGGCAGTAAAGCTGCTAAAAGACGTAAATCATATTGTGCTAGAAGTGCAGGCCAGATGAAACAATTTCCGAAGGCTGCTAACGATCCTAACAGCAGATTACGACAAGCCCGTAAAAGATGGAAATGTTAAATGGCTAGAAACTATCGTAGAGAATATGTAAGGTATGACGGGAAGCCTGCTGTAAAGAGAAAACGGGCAAACCGTAATCAAGCTAGACGAATAATGACTAAAGCAGGTGTTGTTCGTAAAGGTGATGGCAAAGATGTTCATCATGTTAACGGGAACACCCGTGATAACCGCAGGAAAAATTTAAAAGCAGTTCCTGCTAGTAAAAATAGATCAAGGAGAATATAATATGCCCGGTACACATTATGGAAATAAAAAAGGTAAAGTCGCTAAAATGATGGGCGGCGGTATGATGAAGAAAAAGACATCTTCTATGGGTTACGCAAAAGGTGGGTTAAAGTCTACTGAAGGTAAAAAAGGTTTATCTAAATTGCCTAAAGATGTTCGTAACAAAATGGGTTACATGAACAAAGGCGGTCTGACAAAAGCAGAAACGTCTGCTAAAGGCAAGAAGGCTGCTATGATGGATGAGAAAAAAGGTAAGTCTAAAGGAAAACCTGCTGTAATTATCGCTATGAACAAAGGTGGTCTTTATGCTAATATAAACGCTAGAAAAAAAGCAGGCACAAGTAGGTCTAAAGCAAAGTCTACTATTAGTCCAAAAGCGTATAGCAATATGAAAAAAGGATTTCCTAAAAAGTAATAACGGCTTTGCAAACATGTTTGTAGTAGGTAAAAATAAATTGGTTATAACTATGTCTGTATTAGACAAGGAGATAACTAATGAAATACTACATACACAAAGCTTGGTCTAGCTTTTTAGACTACCAAGAGCGCAGAGCCGCATACGTAACTTTAAACAATTTATCCGACTATTTGTTAAAAGACATGGGATTAAGCAGGGGAGAGTTACGTTATAAAGTCTTTCATGGAGGAAAGAAATGAGAAGATATTTAAAACGATTATGGTGCGCCATATTAAATAGGAAGTGTAGTGACACTTGTACATGTTTAGAGAAGTAGGACAGCTTTACCCAACACTAACCCGTGGAAAACGCTGTCTGCACTATTTGTGGACACTCGACTCAAGTAATAGAGAGTCGGGTGGCGTGTATTTATTGTGAAAACTTTTATGAGGATAGCCATTGGGTAAATTACAAAAGGGAAAAACATGAAACAACTGACAGAAAAACAACAAACTTTTTTAAACGTCTTATTCGATGAAGCAAAAGGTGATGTTGTTACAGCTAAAAAACTTGCAGGCTATTCTGATGGAACAGCTACAAGTGATGTATTAAAAGGCTTAAAGGAGGAGATAAATGCCGCTACCACCGAATATATGGCAAGAGTTGCTCCTAGGGCTGCTGTTGCTATGGGCAATGCACTTCTTGATCCAACAGAACTTGGTATAAAAGAAAAAATGATTGCCGCAAAAGACTTACTTGATAGAGCAGGTTTTACTAAAACTGAAAAAGTTAATGTAGAGTCTTCAGGTGGTCTTTTTGTATTACCTGCAAAAGAAGGAACAAACGAATGAAAGTAAATGCCCCTAAAGGATTTCATTGGATGAAACAATCAGACGGTGGATACAAACTTATGAAACACACAGGCGCGTTCAAAGCGCACAAAGGCGCATCTCTAGCAGCTAACTTTGCTGTACAGAAGGTACATAATGGCACTAACAAAAAGTCAAAAAAGTCTTAAAAACGAAAGTTTAGGATTTTGGACTTTACCTAAACCTGACATTGAGTTAAAACAATGGAGTAGGATACCTAGAGTTGCAAGAACTACACCTTTCGGGTATAAGGTAGATGAAACGGATGACGATTTTTTAATTCCTATAGACCTAGAGTTAGAATTACTAGAAAAAGCAAAACAACACTTACAACAATACAGCTACAGAGAAGTATCAAATTGGTTAAGCAAAGAGTCAGGGCGATACATCTCGCATGTTGGACTAAAGAAAAGAATACAAGTTGAGCGAAAACGTAAGAAAGCAGCTACAATTAAACGCAAACTTGCCTCAAGGCTTGAAAAGACGCTCCAAGAGATTAAGAAGCTTGAACAAGAAACAACAGGAAGTTCCACCGAAGGAGTTAGAGCCTAATGTTGTTAAAACTGTTCCTGCTGAAGTAATTGCTAAACCGTTTGATATACAACAAGCACAAGACGTTGTATTCAAACCCAATGACGGACCTCAAACAGACTTCCTCGCATCATCTGAAAGGGAAGTGCTATAC